AACTTTAGATTTGTTAGCGTTCAGGACACAGTAAACACAGTTGTTCACAGAGCAAGCCGTTCAATGGAAGACTTGCTGTTCTCACCAATTGATGGAAGAGCCGCATTGTTTACAGAAATTCAAGGTCGCTTGAAGTCAATTTGTGAAATTCTTGCAAAAGAAGGTGCCTTGTACCCAGCATATGATGGAAACAACAAAATCATTGATGCCGGATTCACTGTAAAGTGCGATTCTTCAATCAACACAACAGCACAACTTGCCGAAGGCAAAGTTACGGCTCAAGTTGGTTTGAGAGTGGCACCAGTCGGTGACAAGATTGAAGTAACAATCATCAAATCAAATCTCACTGGTTCAGTGACGGTATAACGGGAGAATATAAATGAAGTTATCACAGAGACAAATAGTCGCAGCAATTGAGCCAGTAACGGCAGCAGCACCTAAGTGGGGCTCTTTTAAGTTTGCTCAAGTTTCTGGTGGAGAAATCACCGCTTCGGTAGAAAAAATCTATCTTGGTGGAAAACTCTTTCCAGAAGTTTTGTGTGCTCCTGCAGAAATTGGTGACATCACTTTGACTGCTCACTTTGATGACGACACTACTGACAGCCAAACCGAGGCCGGAATCGCCAAGAAGTTGACTGACCTCAGAAGTCTTATCGGCCAGGCTTACTACAACATTCAGGTTTCAACGCTTAACTGCGGAATCACTGTTACGGGTTTGTCAAGAACATACTCAAATGCTCTTCTTGTAGGCCTTACCGAGCCTGATGGCGACTCTTCTTCGGGTGCCCCTGCCACATTCGCACTGACTTTCTCAATCCAGAGCGTTTCCTAATATAAAAATGCCAGTAGTTGCGCCACGATAAGTTTCGTGTGCTAATGTCTCTCCTATGACAGATAACTCACTCTACACAGAGCCTGAAGACCCAAAGAAGACAGAACCAAAGAAGTCCTTGCAGACCGCAAAGGCACCTGAGGCAAAACTTCTTGACAAACTCAAGGATGCAATCCAGAAGAAGGTTGAACGCCCAGTTGTTCGTCTTGACGTTCCTGAGCGCCCGGGTGTTTCTTTGAGAATTAGCCCAAACATCACACAGCATCAATTGAAGCAGTGGAGAAAACAGTCTGGTGAAGATACCAAGCAGGGACTTGATTCAATCAAGTTCTCATGCCATGTAATCGGACATACAACTGTTGGAATAATCTTTGACGGAGAAGAAGTTTTTGACGAAAGCGGTTATGAACTTAACTTTGCTGCTGATGAAATTCTTCAAATGACAGATACCTCACGACCAATCCCAGAAGCAGTTCGTGCTTTCTTTGGTGTTGACCCACACCTTGAAGCAGCAGCACTTGCAATCCTTGATGCTTCTGGATATTCGGACACGGTTGACACGTCGGACCCTACGATGGAGTCTTCGACGAGTTAGTAAAAGAATCGGTCATCGTGTCCGCTGCACGAATGGGCGAACTTTTTGGCACTGACCCTCTTAGGCTCCTAGACTGCACAGACGATGAATGGCTGATACGCCTTGCCTGTGCTAAAGTTATAGCAAACGATAAAGAAGAACAGGATAGACGCTCTAAAAGCGGTTAGTCCTTAGTTCTTTTATTCCTATTGAGGTTACCATGGCCGGCGTTAAGACAGAAATAACAATTGATGTCGACTATGCAGGTCACAGGGAAGCGCGTAAAGCGATAAGAGACTTTCATGCCCTTGATAGGGCTGTAAAAAAAAGTAATGCAACGTTTGCTTCCACTAGCGGAGGTAGGGGAAACTCCCCAGTTACCGCTGCAACAAAAAGTTGGGGAAGACTTCGCAAACAAATAACCGAGTTTGATAAAGCCGCTTCTATGGCTGCCAAGATTGGTTTAAAAGGTTTGTCTCTGGCGATGAAGAGCGCAACTCTTGAAATGGCTTTAATGGCTGCAGCCATGTTGAGCGTTCATGCTGCATTTGTTATTGGCAATGCAACGATGAAAGCCATGCGCTCTCTTCAGGGGCCATTGGCTGCCGGTTTTGCAGGACTTGTTGCCGCAGCGAGTGCTGCTGCCGCAGCGATACGTGAGAACCAAGCAGCAATGTATGCGTACAAAACTACTACCAAAGGTCAGTTTGGTTCAACATTAAATCAGACAAGACAAGTCATGCGTGCCCTTCATGCAGATACCTATCTTGCAACCGCTGGTGTTGAGTCGTTAAATAAAGCATTTGCTGCTGTATCAAAAAATTCAACATGGACGATAAAGAGTCAGAAGTCATTGAAGGGATTGATGGACTTTGCTTCAGCAGGACAGCCACTAGACCAAGGTATTCAAAAAGCAGGAGAGTTGATTGCGGCTCTTCAAAACGCAAAGACTTCATGGTCTGAAACAAAGGTTGCAGCAGAAAGCCTATTCCCTGACAAACAGGCAATGGAAAAAGCAATGAAGAAGTTGAAGATTACAACTAAAAAAGGTCTTCAAAAAGCAATCGATACTGGCTCTCTTGCAAAAGAAGCAGGCGTAGAGGGTCAGTTTGAGCAAGTCTCTGGAACGCTAATAAACAAACTAAAGGGTTACTTTAACCTACTTAAAGTCCAGTTTGCCGACATGGGTCAACCACTTCTTGAACCTATAAAAGTTGCAGCAGAACAAATATTCAGAATCCTTAGAAGAGGATTTTTGAAAGTGCAGCATTCATCTCAAGTTTTTGGTATGGGAAGCATGCTTGATGGTCTTGTAAGTACGATTCAAAAAGTCATGGACAAGATGACCACTTTGATTAACAACCATGTTGGCAGTGTTGAAGGCATTTTTGACAGAATGGGAAATTGGTGGGACCGATTCAGAGATGGATGGGATACCATGACCGACAAATTGCGCCCACTTATTGGTGGCGCAAAAGTAATTGAGGGTTTCTTTGGTCAAGTATGGAAACACGTTAAAAACATTTTTAATTCTAAGTTTGGCGATTTTAACAAATTTCTAATGGGCAATGAAGGTGAAATAAAAAAACTTGGTAGCGGAATCGGGCAACTTCTTGAAAACATATTTGCATTAACTAGCGAATTTACAAAGTTGCAGCAAAAACTGCTTCCGTTTATTAACGCACTTGTTAAGGGTCTCGGAGACATAGTCGGACACCTTACGTCAGTTATGAAGGCGTTGAATAGTGTTGGAAGCGGACCCATTGGCGCTCTTGCAGTTCTTTTGAGTATGCGTGGCGGAATGAAGGGTGCAAAAGAAATGCATGCCAGGGGCGGCTACAAGATGGTCATGGTTAACGGTAAAGAAAAAATGGTGCCAGATAGTCCAACGACACCACCGACAGGACCAACAGTCGTTACAGGAACACCTACTGGTGGTCTTGGCACAACACATGCAGACCCTCCTGGTACTCCAACTATTCCAATTCCACCAATTCCTCCAATTGGTCCAACTCCACCACCAACCCCCCCAGGAACTCCCGCTTTCCGAAGTTCAACAAGAACGCCACTTCAAAGACCTGAATATGAAGTCTTTAAAAGAGCACCCAAGGGTGGAGTAAACATTGGTGGAAAATTTTATAAAGGTGGGCAGATGTTGCCTACTTCGCAAATTACAGCGGCTGAACGTTCTTACTACGGAATAGAAGACATCGCTCGCCCTGGAAAAATGCAAGCGATGACAGATGTCGCTACAGAGACAGGCATGGTTTCTATGCGCGCGGGAACGCCTGTCGCACCTGCAGCAGCAGCAGCAAGCACAACTGCTGGTCTTGCTTCTACATCTTCTCCAACATTTTCTTCTGGAAGCGTTCCCCTAAACAGAGCAGGAAAACCAATGGCTCCTCCAGGAGGAATTGAATACAACGGAAGATTTTACAAACAAGGTCAACAACTTCCTGCTGGATTTGCATCTTCTACTGGTGGAAGCCCTACTGGTCCTGGTGGCCCTGGTCCTGGTGGCCCTGGTCCTGGTGGCCCTGGCGGCCCTGGTCCTGGCACGCCTGTTCCAACACCTAGAAGAAGAAGAAGGTTTGTTAACAACCTTCAAAGTCCTGGAACAACCGGTGGAACTTTTATTAAAGGTCTTAAAGCGAAAATGGACGGTCCAGACACGATGTGGCTTCCAGGCGCTGGTGGTGGCGAAGGAGAGATGAGAGACGTTGCTGGAATGTCTGACGAAGAATTCAGACAGGCAAGGATTTACAACAGAGCATTTGGTGAAGGCGCTTACAAAGATGGAAAACTCCCATCCTCTGGTGGAAGTGGCGAATTAACAAGAAGAGCAAAATTTCAGCAACGCGCAATTAAAAACAGAACAAAAATGGACGGCTACAGAGGAAGACGAAACCGTGCAATGCTGGGAAGCAACACAGCAAAAATGGGAGCATCTATGGTGCTTGGTGTTGGTTCCCAATACATGCCAGAAGAAGCACAGGGAGCAATGGCAGCAGGTGCAGCAGTGGCACAAATGAACCCACTGGCTGGTATTGCTGTTGCTGGCCTTGGAACTGCCATGAACGCAAGAACTGCTAAAGGTGGTGCGGTCAGCGGAGCGTTGGGAGGCGCTGCTGCGGGAGCAATGATTGGTTCCATAATTCCTGGAATTGGAACTGGAGTAGGCGCTGTAGTTGGAACAATTGTTGGCGCTGTTGGCGGATTTGTTAAAGGCGCTTTAAACAGAGAAGCAATAAAAGCAAAAGCGGCTCGTGCTGTTGCTGAAAAACAAATTAATTCAATCATTAGTACTAATTTGAGTATGTCTTTCAGGCTGGCTGCACAAGAGTCGGCAATGGGCGGTGTTGACAAAGACGGAAACGAAATTTCTAGCGCTACAAGAACAATGTTTGATAATCCAATGAAAAAAATGGACCAACTTGGTGGTATTTTTGCAAAAGATGGTAGTGCATATACAAGTGATGGGACCTTAAAAGGTACTTCAGAAATAGAAGCGTTGGTTCGCGGTACAGGTTCTAAATTTAGTGACCAAGATAGGGCAGATATTGCCAAAGACCCACAAGCATATGCTAACAAAATGCAAAAAGAGAGTGCTGCAAACCTGGCGTCAATGGAACCGATTCAGGCAAAATATAACGCCAGACTTGACGAACTTAAAAGAATGACAGGAAAGACAGACCAGGAAATTATTGACCTGGCTGGAAGCCTTGGGGTAAACCTTGGTGACGCAACTATGGACTTTACGGTAATGGTTGAAGAACTTGGGGTTGCAATGGTTAAGACGTCTCAAGAAATGAAAGGTCTTACACAGTCAATAGTTATTGATTCCGCTTCCGTTTACGACGAAGCAATTAAAAAAATTACGCAACCTCACATTCTTGATGAACTGGCTACAACATTTGTAGAGAGCGAAAGAGCAGGCGGCACAACTACAAAGGAAAAACTGGAGTTTTTAGGTAGTGCTACTGAGCAAATGGCTGCATTGTACGGAAGCGGCGGTCTTGGTCAAGCAGAAATTGAAAACCAAATTGGAAACGGAAAGTTCTTCGACAAAGGAAATGTTGGAGAAGGTCTTGCTCGTGACACTTTTACTAAAGACCCGGAAGTTTTGAAGACGTACAAAGCACAAGTACTCAAAGCACGAACTCAAATTGGAAATGAGTATGGACAGCAGATAAACTCCGTTATGAATGAGAAAGGTTTTGGACAATCAATTGACGTAAATGCGTTTACTGAACTATTCAAGGGTCTGTCAACAGCCGAAATGGCTAGAGTCAGCAAATTTATGGAAGGCGATGCTGCAAACGGCATAGCGTCAATGGATATGAGTGGCTATACGGGTACAAAAACTGGAGCAGAAGCAATTGCCGAATATCTAAAAATTGACCCAGCGTTGCTTGGTATTTCAGAAGTTGGCGCTAATGCGGAAGCAACAGGGGCAATAGACTTGTCGGATGCTTCTAAAGAGATTAAAACTGCAACAACAGGGTTAATTAAACAGATGGAAGGTTTCTTTAAAAGAGACAAAGAAAATACCCCAGAGTGGTTTACTAAAGAAGCGTTTGAGGCACTCATAGCAGACACTTCTACACCAAGGGGTGGAAATATTGGTGACACAACTTCCAGCAAACTCGCAACAACAATGGGCAGACATTCTGCCATGGATGCTTCGCTTACAGGAAAAAGAACAGTCACATCTTCTTACAGAACAACAGGACTTGGCTCCGTTAACTCAGACCATGTAACTGGTCGGGCATACGATTTAGTTGGTCAAAACCTTGGTCAGTATCAAACACTCGCTAAAGCAGGTGGCGGATTTGCTGAGTTCCACGGAACAAATGCTTCCAGGCATCTACATGTTGTTCCTGGCCCTGGTGCAATCGGAGACAACAGTACACCTGTTGCGTCTTCTAATAAGCAACCATCTATGGCAATGTCCGGTGGTGGTGGGGATACAAACTATTCTTTCCATATTCAAGGTGGAAAAAATGCTTCACCTCAAGAAATAGCAAACTTAGTAATTATGAAAGTTAAAGAGATTGAACGCTCTAATAGGGAAAGAAGTTAGATATGGGCGCAGAAAAAGGAACACTATCAAACCCACTACGTTTAAGGTATAAAAACACCGACATTCTTGATAAAAAGGTGGCAAGAAAACTTGAGGATACAAAGGTAGGAACAATAGTTGTAGACATGTCAGATTCTAATAGATTTTTTAAAAAAACTAGTTTTAAAACTACTACTGGCCAAGATATATGGGCTCAAATAAGTGTAGGTGGAGTAAATCAAGAAAATTATTCAATCCTTCTTTTTGGCATTGGTGGGATAGGCAACGATAGCACTGCATACTCCACTGACACCGATAAACCAATACTTTACAGAGACCGCACATCACTCGCACTAAGAAACACCAGATTGGACAAAACCCAGAAAGGGAGTTATTGGTTTCAAAAATTAAGTGCCGGAGAACTTGCAGACATAGTTCGAAACCCGAATTATAACCTGGCAACTTTTGCTGACAAACAAGACGATGCTGGATTTTTTACTCAGGCTCAAATAACCGCAAGAGCATCAGCAGCCAATGCAAGGATGTACGCGTACGCGGACCAAGACAGCAATGGTCAGTTTAGTAGTGCTGTTGTTAAACCGCTTACACCCGCGGCTACCCCATTGATACTGGAGTTTGGAAATCCGGGTTCTCCAAGTTCAGTAAGGGCTATGGAAGAAACTCAGAGATTGGCTGCTGCTGCTGCTGCTAAAAGGGGACCTAAAAATGGACCTAAAAATGGACCTAAAAATGGACCTAAAAATGGTGCCGGGCGCGGAGGCCCAGCAGCAATAAAAACAGTAGTAACCATAAAGCCCGATAAGCCAATATATACAGGGAGTAATGATTTTACTTTACCGTACATGAAGCAATTTGTAAATAATTTTAATTCTGTTGAAAATTCACGCGAAAGAATAGAAAGAATACACGTATTCGAAATGATTCCAAACAGTTTTGAATTTTCTCAACTTTCTTCACAGTGGAATGAAACTGAAAGAAGTGGAAACTATCCATTGGTTGACTGGTCAAACTATAATTTAACAAAAGTATCTTTTAGATTTCTTGTTGTTGCAAAAAGATTAGAAACAAATTCGTTTTTTAGAATCGACCCTATAACAAAAATAAAAACTTTACAAAAACAAACTTCCGAAATAGTTAATGATGGTCTTTTGGCTTCTATTGATAATCAGTTAGACAACATTAGGTCTATGGCTGGAGCGCCAGCACCAATAAGACTTTATAACGTAAATACTCTTTTAAGTACTGAGTATAGATATCCATATACTAATAACACAAGAAATTTGCAGTGGATTATAAATGATTGTTCTATAACGGCAACGCGATTTACTGATAATGGTAATAACATTTCTGCTGCAGAGGTTTCATTAACACTTACTGAATATCCAATTATTGCAAGAGATATAATTTTAATTCCTCCGCTTGCTGGAGACACTCCACCACCAGTAACATGTAAGCCCAATACTGGAGACCCAAAATGTACGCCCAATACTGGAAGAGGAAATCTATGGACTCCTAGATTTGATGACCAGTCGTTTAAAAATGATGCAGTTACTATGCCTCCTGCAGTAGTAGCGACGTAAAATTTATTATGTTTAATTCGCAGTCTTTACAAATAGGTGATTTAACCTCAAAACAAATGGCCGTTGTTGTTCAAAATATTTTAAGCCTCACCGTTAGTTATTCAATGGATATGTCTCCTCAATTGGTTATTACCATAGTTGACCCAGGCTTAGAAATGGCTTCAAATAATTATTTTATAGTTGGAAGAGACCTTATTTATCAAACAACAGCAATTAAAAGTGTTGAAATGGCAACAGCGGGTGCAGACACTATTCCTCTTTTTACAAGAATTCGACATACTTATGAGATAAGTAGGGTAAGCGTTGAACAGGGTGGTGCTGGAGCATCCCCTGTTTACACGTTAGAAGCAATGCCAAAAGCAATTCAGCAAATGAAAAGAGACAAAAAAACCGGAAACATAGGTGGTTCTGGATATGAATTTGTAAAACGTGCTGCAAAAAAATATGGTTTAAAATTTGTTGGCGAAAACAGCACAAGAATAAAAGCAGGTACAAAAAATTCAGGAACCGGTCAGCAAGACTCCGTGTGGGACAGAATTACAAATATTGCTTCCGAGTCAGAATACGTTGTTTTTACTGTAGATGGAACACTTTATTTTGGAACACAAAAATGGTTTTTGTTTAAATGGGGGACTTATAGAGATATAGGAAAACCAATTCTTGATAAAAAAGGCAAAAAAATATTAAACAAAGACGGAACTCCTAAAACAAAACCTAATAGACATTTTATTCCGTTTGAATATCCAGGAACAGAAGAATCAAACAGAAGATTCGAATTGCTTTCTATGCCAAAAATAACAAAGGGCGAAAATGACCCAATGGAATCAGAAGGCTCAGCAGTGGTTGCTAGAAACAATGGCACGGCTTTGCGTCCTGGGATGACAATACGGATAAACAATATTCCAAATGTGCAAAAATATTATGTAATTACACGTGTTGATTTCAAAGAACAAGTTACAGAACCTGTTGCTGTTGAATTTAGAACACCAGAAAGACTTGAAGTAAACGGAAAACCAGCAGTAATTAAACCTCTTCCTGTTGGAAAAATATTTAATAGCGAATATTTTGCTACTAAAAGTAATACTTTGGGGGTTTCATCAGTAGGTGCGTCAAATTTTAACGATACTGAACAGAATCAAGTTCCTATTGGAACAACGCTTTCTCCAATTGGTGAGCAAACAAAAGCGAGATTACCCAATTCAAGAAGACTTGCTTCTCACCCAATATTAAAAGCAGACATAAAATTAATAGTTCCCAAACCACTACTTAGTGCTGCTTCTCTAATAGATAAAAACAATTTTGTACAGGCTGGGAATATAGATATGTGGAATAGGCCCTTGCTTCCTTCTACATATAAAGAACAAACATTAGTAAAATGCAGAACTTTGTCGATGTTTTATTACTCAACAACAGTTCTTTACGAAGGGCAAACAATAAATGTTTACGTCATTCTTGAGCGGTTATTTTGTGTTGATGGAACGGTTGTAGAACTTAGCCAAGCAGAGGCAATAGACAAGTATGAATCTGATTCAATTCATCATGGTATTTTTTACCAAGATGCAGGACTAGATAAAGTCAACGCTTATATGTATGTCTTAATACAGGCACAAATGTTGACAGTTTTAAAAAGATTTCCATCAAACGGACGAGACGTTTGGTCTGGTTCTGCAGTAATTCCAGATAGAAATAGGTGCTTTGCATGATGCCAGGAATTAACAGAACAAAAGCGTCATCTCACCCAACAAGACGAGACGGTATATATCTTGGAGTTGTTAGGCGCGTTTTGCCAAACAACAAAGTTTACGTATATATACCAAAACTTTCAAACACTGTTGGTCCAATGCAGGTAGTCAACACTATTGAAGGATTTCAAATTTCTGAAGGCAATCGCGTGATATGTGCTAATGTCGGTGGAGGTACAGAAGAGATGTACGTAATAGGACATCTTGCTCAACAAGTCTCTGCTTCTCAGGCTGATGTATCAAGGGATATTAAGATTTCCATGTTTATGGACGTCGGATAAACGCTGTGAGATAATTAGACATGGACTGCTTTTCTTTTCCAATTAAATTTTCTTCAGGTCGTTTAAAGACATTGACTCAAGGAGATTACAACTACTATAGACAAATTCTTACCCTCGCTCTACTTACCGAGGTCGGGGAACACCCAATAACTCCAGACTTTGGTGTATTGGACCCTACATTTATATCCATAGAACCAATAGATTTTGTTCTTAATGCGGCGCGATTTTTGCCAGAAGTTGAAATACTCGGAATAAACCCTTCATTGACAGAAGATGGTTCAATGAGCGTAGAATTTGATTTTAGATTGAGGACATAAAATGACAATAGATTTTTCGCAATACATATCGCTGACCCCGTTTGATTCTTCTCCAACGTCTATCTATTTGGATGCAATAGACTACGCAAGACTTGCTTTGCCAGAATTTCAGCCTCGTCAGGGAACACCAGAAGACGCAATAATGCAGGCCGTTGCTTATATAAGTGGATTAAACATTGCCGCAATGAATAGACTTCCGGACAGATTAATGGCTGGCCTTGTTGGGATGATGGGGATAGTTCTTGACGAAGGTTCAAAAACTATCGCAGATATTAAATTTACTGCCACCACGACAGATGGGACTACGGTTCCGCAAGGAACTGTGGTCAGGTATGACTATGAGTTTTTAGGAGACAGAGATGCGCTTTATTTTGAAACCACTGAAGAATTAACAATTGAGGCAGTCGGAGAAGAAGAGCCGCTCCCGTTTGGAAGCGTTGAGGCACAGTCTCTTCAGATTGGTCAAACAATTCCTCTTGCGGTTGGAACAATTTTAGAAATTGAAACACCAACAACAGACATACTTCAAGCAGAACTTGAACTTATGGTTTCTTACGGAGAAAATCCAGAAAATGAATTTGAATATTTAACAAGAGCAGTAAATCATCTTGCTTCTTTGTCTTCTTCCTTGGCAAAAGCATCTCAGGTTAATTCTTTTATAGCGTCTGGATATGGAAACATAGTTTCTCGTTCAAAAACATACGACCTTACAGACCCGGATGGGGCCCTTGAATTAAGTGACCCAGACGAAATAGGTTATGTAACTATATTTGTTTATGGTATTGGAGATTTTGTTTCAGAAGAACAAAAAACAGATTTGCTTATTGATATTCAAGAAAAAACTGTCGCTGGCCTAGAAGTAGGAATAAACAATGTAAATTTAGTTCATCTTGATATTAGTGCAACTGTAACTTATTCTACAAATTATGAATCATTGGTAATTGAAAACAACGTTAAATCTGCATTATCTTCTTATTTTTCTCCTGAAAGTTATAGATTTTCAGAAGGAATTAAACTTTCTGAATTTTATGGAGTAATTTCTAGTGTTCCTGGAGTTATTTATTTAGAAGACCTAACCGTGACTCCTCAATCTGCTACATATGCAACAAATGATGGGTCTGGAAATGTTGATTACGTTTATAAAGGTTCACTTCCTGCTATTGCTTTTGACGATATTGTTTTGACACTTAATTCGATAACTCTATAATGAAAACGATTCAAAGACTTAATGATTTTCAGTCCTTAAGGTCGTTCAGCCTTGAAACTTTGGACTCTATAAATATTGCCAACACTAATACAAATTCTGGATGGTATGTATCTAGTGGAAATGGCACATTAATTGTTACTGGTGAAAACTTTTTTTGTAAATCTAATTACGTTTTAAAAATTAACCCAATCAACAAAGAACCCATAACCATAAGGCTTGATTTTGACACAGAAACAATTCCTTTTGAAATTGGAGACATAGATGAGGATTTTGTTTTTACTGCTGTATTAAATTGCAACCTAGGAAATCCTGAAGTATCTGCATTGATTTGCAACTCCAACGATGGATGTAATGAACCCAATACAAGAAGCCTTACTGGAGGCTCATGGGATGCTATTAGGTCGAACGTTTTGACTATTACTGGATTGGAAGAAGGCGTTGACCTTTACGGTCTAACTGTTACTATTTCAAACCACAGCCCTAACTTTGACCCAGATGACACATCGCCCGATGCCACGCCTCTTTCGACCATATATTTATCAACGCCAAACTTGGTAAATGATGCCGCTTGGATAAACAATCCAGTTATTCAAAATATGAGACCTTACATACCTGGCGTATATGAAAGTTATGACTCAAACGAAGTAGACCCAACTTGGCCATTTTTTAGATTTGTGGATGTTCTTACAGACGCGATTGCAGATACCATGTTTTTGTATTCAGACTGGTTCCAGCACGAAAAATCTGAACTTCCCGCTAACTTCAGCGCTGCGGATGTAGGGACAAGAAGCAGGCTTACCGACTACAACAATGTTAGAGATGAAAACCTTGAGTGGCTTGCTCAGTTTTCTGGTCGTCAAGTAACTAAGCAGTTGTACGATGCAAACAACACACCAATCATAACGAATACCAGCGGATACAAAATTGCTCAACTTTATCCAGCAATTTATGGAAGAAATGCGGGAACACAAGGCTCACTTGTGGCTGCTACTGAATTTGTTTTGACTGGTGACAAAGCGGTATCAATTAGTCAGAGACATAACGCTGGAAGCGGAATAAGCCCCTGGAATATAAGAATTACAACTTTGGGTTCGGAAACTCCGGACGTTGATTACAGAGGTGTAGCAAAAGCCGCAACAACTGAAAACATAGACCTTACAACTGATTTGCAAAACGGCGACATCATTGACAACCAGGTACTCTCTACTGGCGACAAAGTTTTAGTAAAAAATCAAACAGCACCGTCCGAAAATGGCGTTTATACGGTGGTTGCTTCTGGAGCGGCATCTAGGTCTGTTGACTTTAACACTGGGTGGAATGGAACATCAGGCGAAATCAAACAAGGCGCAGTATGGTACGTTTCCTCAGGTGAAGTAAACGGCGATAATGCTTTTGAAGTTTCTACTAGCGGAAACATAACCATTGGTTCTACAGCAATAACTTTTGTTAATTTTGCTGGTTCACCAAATGTTTTAAGTGTTACCGCAGAAGCAAAACCGATGGGATACAAGATTTATCATACAGTTGTTGATGAATTTACATTAACTCTTGGTAGTGGTACTTTTGGAGTTTTGGGTACTGCCACCTTGTAGCCATCACTATAAGGCACAATATATAAGAGGTTTAAGGTGGTCGCATGATTGCAGGAAATTACAACATACTCTGCGAGCAAGGTACTAGTTTTACGCGCGTCATAGCGCTTGAGCAACCAAACGACATAGACCCAACAATCTATGAACCGTACGAACTGACTGACCATACAGCACGAATGCAGGTTAGAAGAACAGTTGAGTCAACAAGTTCAATTATCTCGTTAACAACAGAAAATGGAAGAATATCTCTAGATGGGCCCAATGGATTGATAACTTTAATTCTGAGCGCTGCCGACACTTCGTCCCTTACCTCCAGTGGGGTTTATGACCTTGAAATTATTGATATAAACGGACTTGTTTCAAGAGTTATACAAGGAACATTTACTCTTTCTCTAGAGGTAACACGATGAGCAATTCAGTTCCAAACAATGTAAATGTTTATCAAGATACTCCAAACAAGGTAACGGTTGACCAGGATGTGCCAAACCTTGTTATTGTTCGCTCAACGTCTCCTTCTGCTTCAAATACAAGAAGATATGAATTCACTCAAGGCTCCGCATCGGCAACATGGGTGATAACTCACAACCTAGGCGGCAAGCCGACGGTAACCATTGTCGACTCTGCAGATACCCATGTATTTGGTGATGTACAATACAATAGTAATACTCAGGTTACGGTGACGTTCTCTGCGGCATTTTCTGGAAAA